CTCCTGAGATAATGACAGAGAAGGTGTCACCAGACATGGCTGGATCCATAGCAGCGACAATATATTGCGATTGGATATTGCCAGGATGTCCTGGTGCGCCAGGGATGATAGGGCCGATAGCACGCATACCACTGACAGAACCGCGTACACACTCAGGTGAGAAGATGGCAGTAGACTCAACATCTTGCTGCTGATAAACCATCGCCCAAGTCTTTGGGTCAATCAATCCGCGACGGCGACGAAGATGCGGTCCATTCCAGCGCGGGTAAAGTCCATCGTTATCCGCTGGGGTAGTATCAGTATCCCAAGGACGATCTGACTTAGGCCAGAGGGTAATCCAGTCTTTTGGATCATCTTTAAATTCTAGAACTGCTGGCATAGCCAAGTATGTCCAAGGGCTGACGTTATCTGGGTAACGCTCAGGGTTGCGCATCTCGCGGTAAAGATCCATTGGATCTACCCGAGTACCGACAACGAGAATCTTTCCAGTAGGACCGACACGAGTCAGTACTTCCTGTTGGATCCAGCGGATCTGCTTTTCATACTCACCAGCATTGGCAAGGGTGACGCAGTCATCCAAAATAATAAGATCGGCACGTGCGCCGTAGATTTGTCCACCGATACCAAGGGCTTGAACGGTAGGATCCTTTTCACCTGATTCACGTTCTAGGTAGATCGTGTCGGCTGTCCACTTCTCAGCGGTAGCCTTAAAGCCTTCTACTGGCGCGTAGCGCCTTTGAAGTTCTGCCCATTGGGGTGATGTAAGTCTTTGCTTGATGGCGTAGAGAAATTCTTTAGCCATTGCCTGAGTCTTTGAAACCAACTTGATACGAACGTTGGGATTGGTGACAATCCGATAGGTTACATAGTCAATGGAGACTGTCATGCTTTTGGCGTGTTCGGGCGGCATATTAACCAGGACGTAATTAGGAAATCCCTTTTCGTAGGTCATATTGCCGTGGAGCCAAGCAGGCTCCCCTTCTTCTAGCAACGAGGTAATGTTGCGTTGATGGGGGAAGGTCTTGCTCATCATATATTTCTCGCGAAAGTCTTCAAACGAGATTTCGGCGTCTTCAGTACTTACGACGCCTTTTCTTTTTTGGATGACCCTAGAAAGGTCAATCGCTTCTTTAAACTGAGGATCGGACGTTCTGTAATACTCGTATGACTTGACGCTCTTGCCGACTGCGCGGCAAGCGTCTTCAACCGTCACTCCATCGGCAATCAGCGCGATGAGACGCTTCTTTGCCTCTGGAGCGGATAAGGTAGCCTCTGGGGCTAACTTATACGCATTAGACTTTGGTTTAGCCATAAACCTATTTCTCCTACCGCGAAGCGTTGCCTATGGGCAACACTTGGGTTATCTTTAGGGGGCGCCTGCAGCGCCTAACCCTATGGGTTAAAGGCAGCCCGTAAAGGCTGCCATTGGGTAGTTAATAGTTCGTCTCAGCGGCAACCTCGCTGTGAGGCTCGGTGTGCCTAGAGCCGAACGTAACCTGTGTAGATTATTTATATCCCTATATATACTAAGGCGGGATAAAGTCGGTTTATCCCTACTTGGGGTGTGTGATGTTCGTCACACTGTCTAAAGTCAGTATTTTACGCCTACTTTGTAAAAAAGATTTTTGTCACACTGCCCGTTTTGGGTGCCTATATTTAGAAAAAATACTTTGGTGGATAGTAATAGTGATACACCCCCGTAGTTAAAAACCCTCGGGTTGAACGTGTTGCAAAACGGGTTTGGAATTGTAGATTTAACGCCAGCGCAACCGCACGGCATAAGACGGCAAGAATTAGCGGGCGATTAACGGGACTTTGATCGTCTTCTATAGGGCTTAAAGTGGCATAATCGGGCGAACTTGGGGCGTTGCGTGGCGTTGTGACGTGAATGCGGGTGGACTATGAATCTGACCCATTAACAGACAACTCAACCCATAACAGCACAGATTCAACCCATAAGCAGCCATAACCTGGACCGATAGCGCCAGGATCTGGATCCAGGATCAACCCTTGCCATCTCACTATGTGAGACGCAACTGGTCCAGGATCTGATTCAATAAAGTGATGCAACTCACGGCGCGGCGCCTATTGACACGACCCTGCCATGCGTGTATCTTTCACTTATCAGCGCAAGGCTGATACCTATGGAAGGGTAATAACATGTCAAAAAATACCGCAATATTAGAAGCCATTCAGAAGACTTATCAGAAGTATGAAGGCTGGAGCCTATCTGCCACTGAAGTACTTCTTTACTTAGTGGAGCAGTACGCTGAACTTTCAGATCTTGATTATCATGAAACCGCAGCGAACTGCTTAGTGAAGGACTTAGAAGCAGGTGATTCAGAATAATGGAATTGAACCTGGGTCTAATAAAGGCCATCGCAGCACTTGAACATGCTCGCATGAATGAACCAGCAGACTATGCAATAGATCTGGATGGTGATTCAGAATGAATCTAGAATCTGAAACCCAGGAGCCATCTCTCCAGGTGTGCAGCAGCGCACGCTGCTTGGATAATAAGGCTAAGAATTGGAATAGTGTCGGCTGTTGTGAAGGTATTCCACGGCCAACACGTCCAGGATACTGCTCATGGTGCTGGAGTGAATTGAAGTGAGACACTCAAGCAATTATTACCGCGTACGCACTGGCGTGCGCATCCTATTCTGGGTTGCAGTCGCAGTCTCCATCTGGATGCTGGCCACGCATATATGGTGGACGGGCAGCGGCTGGACCTGGACTGCAACTGATCCGCTTCTGCACTGATTCTGGACTATGGTCCAGGGGCTTGGTACCCTGGATCTTAGCCTGGCATCTTGCTAGGACTTTACTCATGGAAGGGTAATTCAATTATGACAACTGCAACTGCAACGCGTTACCGTTGGGACTTTGATCTGACCAACTCCTGCCAGTGTCGCATCTGTGACGCATGCGGGATGGGTACAGAATCAGAATCATGCGATGAATGCCAGAATGAAACTCGCGCCACTGATGACTGTGATGGCTTCTGTTATGACTATAAACTGGAATGGCTAGATGAGATGGTCCAGGAATGGTCCAAGAATGTCGGACGTGATTATCTAGTAATTCACGGTTTAGCCATGGGATGGCAGCGTCTAAGCGGACATACTGACCCAATTCAAGCCACTGGCAAGGAATTACTGAAGGCTTTGACATTCAGCGGGGACTGGAGTCTTGAATTCAAATTAGACGAGAATAATCTCATGACTATCCGCCGCTCGTCTCATGATGAGCCAACTGGAGCCAGTTTCTACGTGACTCCTGCAGAGTACGATCCAGAAGAAGAATAGAATCTCACTGCTGCGCATGGCTGGCCCGTGCGTAGTGGTGAGTGGCTATCCTGCCGCTCAGTTAACCCTTGGAAGGGGAATAGAATGACAACTATCCATGCAGGCGATAGGACTAGCAACTGCACAGAGTGTGCTGCTAATGACTATCTGAATGAAATAATCACAGAGGAGAATCTGGATCCTAATATCTACGAGTCAGCACTGACTTCCTGGGTCGCTAATGCTCCCGATTACTATAAGTGGGAAGACTGGCAGGAATGGTATCCAGACTTTGCAGAATCATTCCAGGGTTGGTACGAGCAGACTACTGACTTCACTGAGCAATTAGCAGAAGACTGCTTCCTCTATGAATTGACTACTGACTCTCCGCTGCGTCTGTACTTTGATTATCAGAAGTGGGATAGAGACTGCTTCATGGGAGACTATTGGGAATCTGACGGTAATATCTTCAGGAGCATCTAATGAATCATAAGCATGAACCGTGGGGAACTGAATATAGACTCGTGGACCGTGAAGATTATGCAATGGTATCTGCCAGATGCTTATGCGGCGTCTGGCTAATTAGAGAAACTGCGCCAGTAGGCGCACGTTACAACTGGGAAGAATGGAGAGTGACTGCATGAGTACCCAAGGCCGCTTGGCATATTGGAAGGCTAAGGCTGACCTATGCGAGAAACTATTCTATGAGCAGGTACAGGATAAAGAACTGCAAGATGAAGCAGTGGAGAATCTGGCCCGCATGATCCTGGCTAATCGTGAAGTGGAAAGACTTCAGACTCCAGACTTCCCAGCGTGGCTTTGAATCAGAATTCCTGCTATCAGCACGATCTGCACGCGGGTGAGTGGGTTACCACTTGCCCCTGCTGCAGTGCAGTCATCTACACGCTGACACTGCGTGAAGCGCTGAAGCAATTCTTAAGACACACGCGAACTGAATGCTTGAACGGGTACTAACTACGCCCGCGCAAACGCTATTGGCAGCGTGTCGGCTATTGACTTTCAACCAAATTTAATAAATACTCCTACTACCGCCCGCGTAATCGCACGGGCAACTCTGAAAGGTATACCATGACTCAAACAGTTACCGAGCGACTAGGGCAAGGCGCCGTAGACGCTCTACACCAAGCAATTCAAATAGCATGGCAGGCGGGCTATGATCAAGCCGTCTCAGACATGAATACAGATAAAGATCTAGGTGGCGGACGTACGTTACGTCTTGCCGTTGTCTCAAATATTGAGATGGATGATAGAGAATGAGTACTATACATTTAGCGCTAGTTGTTCTAAGTATGTGTGTTGTCGGTGGGCTAATGGCCCTTTCGCTTGTCTATATGCTAGAAAAGAAAGAAGATAATGAGTATTAAGCCAGGAGATAAGCCCCTATGCGCCGAGTATGATCCTGAATTGTGGTTCCCTGATGCCACTTCCCTACGCACACACAGTGATAATGATAGGCAAGAATTTGTAGACAAAGCGATATTTGCTATGCGTACATGCCAGCGTTGCCCACTATTTGCCAACGATAAATGTATAGAATACGCTATGGATGACGCTGCAACTATAGATCATGGCATTTATGCCGCATCTCTACCCTTTGAAAGGCGCAAGGCAGTTGGACTAAGACCAGAAGACTCTAACAAGTGGGAATTTATTGTAAGGCAAGCCGCGGACGATGAGGGAATTATCCCCACCTATATCGCCAAGAGAGAAAGGCCAAACCAATTACACGTCACATATTTCTCAAGGACAAAAAATACATTCACAGACGACGAACAGTCGGGGCTGGCTTCCTAATACTAGTCGGTGTACTTGCGGGCTTCTTCTGCCCTTGTGAGGCTGTTCATGACCATCTGGAGACGCCTAAGCACTACGCCAGAGCCTTGTATAACCAGCAAGGCGCCACGCGTGAGCAGTGGGTATGTCTGGATAAACTCTGGACGGCTGAAAGCCACTGGAATTACAAGGCACGCAATACAAACGGCGGTGCGCTAGGCATAGCGCAGGCTTGGCCAGCAGAGAAGTATCAAGTAATGGGTACTGATTACAAGACTAATTGGCAGACACAAATCCGATGGGGCTTGCTTTATATCAAACTTCACTGGCATAATGATGCTTGCGCGGCATTGCGCAACGAAAACAGGAAGGGATACTACTGATGGAATTACAAAAGCCAAAGGTGTTGATACATATCTTGGCAAAGGATAAAGAAAAGATCCTGCCTGAATGGCTTAAACAGAACCTAGACAACATAGACTACCCACGCGACAGGATCTATCTATATTTCAGAACCAATAACAATAACGACGCAACTGCGAATGTTATCCACAGTTGGATAGACGATCAACAGGTGCGTCGTGAAAGCCCATTTACTTATGAAAGCGACAGATCATTGTATGAGTGGGCTTCAATTGAAGTAGATGATTCCGACATAGCCACGCCTGTACAAAACTTTGGCGTACATGAATGGAATCCAACTCGGTTTAAAGCGCTGGGAGCGCTTCGCCAGGAAGGCATAGATAAGGCACGCTTCTGGGAGACAGACTTCTACTACACCTGCGACGTGGACAACTTTGTATTACCCCACACGCTTAAGAAACTAGTATCATATAATCAACCAGTGGTGGCACCCCTTATCCGCTACGCTTTAGGGAAAGAGGAACATAAGCCTTATGCCAACTACCACAACATTGCAAACCCATTTGGTTACTACCAAGATAACTTCGCGTATTATCGTATCCTTAACGGCGAAGTCAGAGGGCTTATCAAGTGTGACGTCGTTCACTGTACATATCTCATCCGTAAAGACACACTCCCAAAGATCAAGTATGTTGATGGAACAGATGACTACGAATATGTTATCTTCAGTAGAAGACTACGCGAACTTGGCATTACCCAATGGCTAGATAACACAGAACTGTATGGCTATCTCACGTTAGATGAAGACGTGGATGCTTGTATAGAATGGATGAACAAACTAAGGTCTGCCGCTCGCTAACCCTTCCAGGCTTGAAGCGGCAAACAGAAAGCCCGTCTCGGAGATTTATCCGCGGCGGGCTTTTTGTATTGCCAACTTCCCCTTTGGCAAACTTATCTCTTAGGATTATCGGTGCTATAAAAACCCGATGCATTAAACCTAACAGGCGGTGCTGAGTATACTCTGTTCATAGGCGTATCACAACATATCGGATCCGATGCCTCGGCATGGATACTACGCTCTACCTCATATTGCGTGGCGCACTTGGCGCACTTGTATTCGTAACTAGGCATGCTTATCCCAAATCTCAAAGCCAATGTACCAACGCACGGCATTCATCATAAACGCACGATCATGTGGGTCATAGTCAATACCAAAACCCCAGTAACTTGTTATGCCATGAAAGAATACTATCTTCATTTATCCCACCTAATTACTATCTCATAGCCTAGTTCATAGGCAAACTCTTGTGCTTCTAGGAAAGTAACCTTTTCAAACATTGCCCATGCCAAATCTTCAAGGGTTAATTCTTTTGGTCTTACCCAAGGTTTGAATTTCATATCTCACCCAATGGTTCATCAAACATAGTCTTACCAAGTTTTAACAACTTTTCCAATTCTGTTTCTTCTCTTACGTCGTAAAAGGCTTTCCAACAAGCGTGTATTTGTCCTTCATTTATATGCCTGGTCAGTAGTTTTCTTAAACCTTTTTCATTTATTCCAGTAATTTTTACACCACAATTACAGGTAACAGTAAACATCAATTCACTCATTATTTAATACTCCCAACTTGCACTCATCTACACAGTTCCATATCAGTTCATAGTACGAATGACCCAATGACTTGCGTATCTCAGTATAGCAGTCTGGATGGTGGATCGGCTTCTCATACGTCATCTTCTGGCACCTCTGCTGTGAACGGTGACTGCCCACCTAGATGGTTGTTAAGCCTACGCAAAGCACCATCCACCTTGCGGTGTGCGGTAGTGTCACTGACTTCCAACTCCTCTGCTATCTGGCTAAAGGTAAGTTGATGCTCAAACTTTAACTGCAAAACATCCCGATCCATCTCATCCAACTTAGCCAGTGCCTTGCGAATGTCCAGCAATTGCACAACATAGTTGCCACCTTCAGCGGGATTGCCACCACCAGATACACGTGGCTTGGTAGCGTCGCGTGTTTCAACGACGTCCGACCACACGAACGGAAGTAATTCCGAGAGTGTGATGGGTGAGTAGTAAGCCTCATCTTCAATGGCATAGCCCAGAGATTGCGCCTTGCGCTTGCGACAGTAACGATCCGCGTGTCTAGAT